CTCAGACCACACCAAATTTGCGAGTTCGGCTGTCAAGTGATGCCCTCTGGCTCATAACCAGATGCAGGTAGGAGCGTTACCTACACTCGCAACCAAATGCAAACGTCTGCTAGGCCCGGACGTAACAATGGGCGACAAGATTTATTGGCAATAGTCTCCCTAGGTGGGGGTCGCGGACTGTTAATCCGCAGTTGCTGCGTTCGAATCGCAGATTGCCAGCCAATCAAGGCCGAGAGATTCGTTGTGGTGCAATGCCACTCCCCTCTCGGTGTTGTTTATTCGGAGTGTAATATCAATTGGCAGATGGCTCGCTTTGGAAGCGAGAGGTTGCAGGATCGTGGCCTGCCACTCCGACCAATTTGGGTGTGTGTTCCAAGCGGCGAAGGAAGCGGGCTGTAACCCCGTGACAGTGATACATCGTTGGTTCGAGTCCAACCGCACCCACCAAATACAGTGTCCCGATAGCCCAGACAGGTAGAGGTAAGAGTCTTAAACACTCTACAGTCTGAGTTCGAATCTCAGTCGGGATACCACACAAACTGTCCTCTAGCTGTCGAGTAGAGGCAGAGGGCATTTCCTCTGCAAAGGTATTCTACAATGGCTATCGAGCTACAGAAGTGCAATCTGACTACCCCCGAAATTGCATCTGATGGAGATGCAGTCACACGTTGGTATCCATTCACAGGGTGCCCAGCGCAGTATTTCTATATCCGCACTGACGGTAAAGTTGCCATCTTTGCTCCAACTAACGGAGCATCAACTGCCAACTCATCGCGCACTCGCACAGAGTTCAGGGAAGTGATTCCTTCCACCCAGACGCTTATGAATTGGGGCTACAAGGAGTTCGACCAGTTCCTGCGTGGTGCATTCGTCCTTACACAAGTCACACCTAACGGTAAGGTCTGTGTTGGGCAAATCCATGTCAAGAACAACGATCATCCGCCACTCAAGATCGTATGGGATAACGGGACACTCAAAGTTAAGTTCCGTAAGACATACGATATGGCTGATGATGTTAGCTATACGCTTCTTACTGGAGCCAAGCTTGGCGATAGGATCACATATTCGGTGCATACAACGGAAGACGGCATTGTCTCTGTTAATGCCGCACTCAATGGTGTCCTTGGCACTTCCCACATTCTTGAGTGGGATACTTCGTGGGAAGGCAAGCTGCTCTATTTCAAGATCGGACTATACAACCAAGAAGATCCTAACCCAGCATACGTCAATGGGGAAGGAAGTGCTGCAATCTTTGACAAGATTGAAATCTCTAGATAATAAGGAAGACACATGAGTTGGTCTAATCGTTTTGCAGTGAATAGTGCGGGAGAGCTTATCGTAGTTAGAGGTGATGGCGATGAAACAATCGCCGGTCATGTCCCTAGTGGTTTTTATCCTACAGATGCTTCAGGAAGGCTACTACTAAAACTTCCAGCTACACGGACAGGCCCAGTTAACGACATGATTGCCGGATTCGGTGACAGCATTACAAACAACAATAGCATTCTAGCCAACGGAACAGAGAACTACGGTGCTATGACGTGGGCGTTGCAGCTTTCACGCGGTCGCTTCCGCTATCGTCTTACAGACAACTTCGGAGTTCCTGGCGACACGTCAGCACAAGGATTGGCACGGATTGCAGATGTTCTAGCAAGTGATGCTGGGACGGTTGTTGTTGGCTTCGGTACTAATGACCGAGGACTAGCAGCAATGACAGCAGATCAAACAATTGCCAACCTTACAAGCATTCGTGACCAACTCTTGGCCGCAGGGAAGGTAGTTGTACTGAAGACGCCTGCACCTCGCGGTGACAGCACTTATACAAGTAACCGCCTAACAGGCGCTCAGCTTGCGTACCATCTTCGAGTGCGTGAGTGGGTATTAAGTAACCGGGGAATTCCAAATGTGTATCCAGTGGATACATGGGTATACCTTGCAAACCCTATCAGTGCCACAGGAGATATTAAGCTAGGTTACACACACGATGGTCTGCACTATCTGCCGCTTGGCGCATATTACGATGGTCTGGCTCAAGCGGAGCAAGCACTAAATCGTATCGTTCCAGAACCTTCCCTACTGGCTACAAGTAATGCGGATCAGTGGAGTACAGACAATCCTTACGGCAACGTTCTCCTTAATCCGATGTTCGATGGTACAGGCGGAACTCTCGGAACAGGTGGGAGTGGCGATCTGTCTGCATCATGGGGAGGCACTAACTCGGGGGCAAACACAGCCTGTACACGCGCCTACTCGAAGGTTACAGATGCTGCTGGCCGTGTATGGCAACAGTGCGTTCTTGGTGGCGGCCCAACCACATCCGAAGGTGCAGTTGACCTTATGCGCCAAATTAGCCTGCATACAAAGGTGGTTGCTGGAACAACAGTCGAAGGGTTGATTGAGTATGCAGTTGATGCTGGCTCTACTAACGTCATGTCTGTGCAGCTAGGAATTGTGTTTACGAACGCAGAAGGGACTATCACACTATGGGATGCAGATCGATACAGTGTAGCTAACAGTATTATTCCTAACATTGCATTTGGTGGAATCCTTCGTACTCCGCGTGTAGTTGTTCCGGCAGGATGTACAGACGTTCGGTATCGCCTTGCAGCTTACTGCAACGGAAGTGTATCGCCGACTATGACAGTTCGTGCTCGTGCAGCTTCTCTACGCAGGGTTGAATAACATGAATCCAATAAAACAACGGATCTACTTCCTATGTCTGGCAGTAGATCAACTGTGTAACGTACTGCTCGGCGGCTGGCCAGATGAGACATTATCCAGCCGTGCCTTCCGTATGAGTGGAAGGACAAAGACGTGGACTCTCGCTCACAATGCGATTGATACGCTACTGTTCTTTGATACCAACCACTGCGAAGAAGCATACATCAACGAGCGGCAGCGGAGACACCTACCACCAGAATCGCGATAAGGAGTTAATATGAGCAGGACATTCGCCCCATCAAGCCCAAAGCAGGAAGCATTTCTAAACGAAGTAGCCAGTGAAGATGGGGCGGATATTGTTCTATTTGGCGGCGCAGCAGGCTGCTTTGATGCTGATACAGAGTTTCTGTCGGAGTCGGGCTGGGTTCGCTTCTCTGATTACTCAGGGGAGTCTGTAGCTCAGTATGATCCTGGCACTGATTCTGTATCCTTCGTCAAACCGACAGAGTATATCAAGCTTCCATGCACAGAGTTTAAACGTCTTAGTGCGAGGGGTTTGGATATGTGCCTTAGCCCTGAGCACAGAGTTGCTTATTGGGCAACAAAAGATTCAAAATCTCCGCGAGTGTTGAGTTGGAATGAAGTACTTGAACGTCATACAGCTTCAGTCACAAAGGGTTGGACAGGTAACATCAAAACAACATTCTCATACAATGGTCAGGGTATTGATCTGACAGAAGGTGAGATTAAAGAGTATGTCGCCGTAGACAGACAGTTCCCTAGTGGTTGGTGGCGGTGTAGTGGTGAGCAACTGCGGTTTATTCTAGGGGCAATTAAGAACAACTCATCAACTACGGTCCGTTACTTCACAAAGCACAAGTGCAATGCAGACTTCATCCAATTCGTCTTTGCGGCATCTGGTCTTAACACATCATATACTGTAGACGGTAGAGATGGTTCTTTCACTGTAAACGGAACATCGACAGGTGGCGGGTTCAGGAGCTTTGCCAATAAAGACGGTAAGGCAGTCATTGAGACTGTTCCATCGGTTGATGGGTTCAAATACTGCTTCTCTGTACCTAGCACCTACCTATTAGTTCGCAGGAACAACAAGGTCTATGTATCTGGTAACAGCGGAAAGAGCTACCTCGGTGTAATGAGTTTCCTAACATGGGTAACTCGCCAAGATATGAATATGTTCCGTGGGGTGATCCTGCGAAGAACAATGGTTCAGGTGAGCGGTCCAGGTGGCCCGGCTGAAACTGGACAAGATATTTATCAGAACTTTGAAGCACAGTGGAAGGTGAAAGACAGTAAGTTTGTCTTTCCGAACAAAGCCACGATTGTTTGTAAAGGTTGTGAGCAAGAGAAGGATAAGTACAACTTCCAAGGATGGCAGGTCAGTGTATTCCTCGTAGACGAAGCACAGCAGTTCGAAGAAAGCCAAGTTGTCTATTTCATCTCTCGTATGCGTACTGAAGCTCCAATGCGACCGCGTATGATTATGACTGCAAACCCTGATTACGACTCTTACTTGAGAGTGTGGTTAGAAGATGCAGGCTATCTAGATGACAAGGGATTCCCTCGTCCTGAGATGGATGGAGTTAAAACTTGGTTCATCCGTCTAGGCAACGACATGATCTGGGCAAAGACCAGAGAAGAGTTACTTGAACGGTATGGCAAGTCCTGTGGACCAATGAGTTTCACATTCTTTCCAGCAACATGCTTAGACAACCCTGTATTGCTTGAGCGTGATCCTTCCTATCTATTCAAGCTACAGGCAATGCCTCGCGTAGAAAAAGAGAGGCTGTTGGATGGTTGTTGGTATAGCCGAGAAGAAGCCTCGACGCTATTCCAAAGGGGTTGGGTCGGAGAGACTGATATCCCTCCGCAGAACGGTGTTACACGGGTCAGAGCCTATGACTTGGCAGGCACACTCAAGAGTGAAGCCAACTATGATCCAGACTATTCAGCATCTGTCCTAATGTCCAGAGACAAACACGGCATCTTCACAATCGAAGAAGTTGAACGTCGTCGCGGTAGACACGGTGACATTGAAGAGTGGATCTTGGAGACAGCGCAGAGGGATGGCCCAAGCGTAACAGTGATTGTGCCAAAGGACGCAGGAGCGGCTGGCGGTGCATGGTGTTCGAGCATCATGCGTAAACTCTCGGAGAGTGGATTCTACTCGCGCTTTATGCCCATTGCAGGCAAGTCTAAGATACTTCGTTTCGCTCCTTTCGCGTCAGCAGCACACGCCGGTGCGGTGAGGATTATTCGAAACTGTGTCACGGATACAGAGAATAAAGTATATGGTAAGAATGAAGTGCTGTTTGATGAACTTGAGTCATTTGATGGCGGAAGGAAGGGACATGACGATATGGCGGACGCCTGTGCAGATGCATATGCAGCATTGGCTAAGAGCCTTGTGATCCCAGCCTTTGAGTTACCAGACATGATGCAATCAAACCCATTCAGAGTTAGTTAATAAGGAGACGGTATGGCGGATGAAGTTGTCGATCTTCAAACCGGAGATACACCGATTCGCCTTCGTCTTGGCGAACAAGGATATACAGGTTTAAGAATCTGTAACGATCAGATTCACGAAGAAGCACGTAGAGTGCTGAGATGGCCTGAAGCAGTTAAGACGTATACAGAGATGGCAAGCGATGCAACGATTGCATCAGCCCTTGCTCTGTTTGAGATGATGATCTCTAGGGTGAAATGGAAGGTGATGCCGCCTGAAGGTGCCTCCGAAGAGACGAAGAAGCGAACACAGTTTCTCAATCAGTGTATGGGAGATATGGAGCACAGTTGGTTCACATTTATTAAGGAAGTGACCAGTTGTTTTACATACGGGTTTTCTGTGCATGAAAAGGTGTATCGGAAGCGCTACCGTAGAAACGGCAGTCGATACAACGATGGATTGATTGGTTGGAAGAAGCTGCCCATTCGAGCACAAACCACAATTGCTGGATGGATGTATTCGGATGATGGGAGGGACTTGCTAGGCGTCAAGCAGTGTCTTTCACTGATGCCTGATATTGGGCGCTTCTCTAAAGAGTATATTGGAAGTGAGGTTGTTATCCCACGGAACAAGGTGATGCTCTTTAGGACAGACGTTAAGCGTGACAACCCAGAAGGTAACTCGCCACTGAAGAGTGTTTACATCAGCTACCGCTACATGCAGGAGCTGAAAGAACAGGAAGCTATTGGTGTTACACGGGACTTGGGTGGTATGCCTGTCCTGTCAATCCCGCCTCGGTATATGTCTGCTGACGCTTCTCCAGAAGAAGCCTCAATCTACGAATACTACAAACGAGTGATTCGCAACATTCAGAACAACGAGCAGACAGGTTTGATCCTGCCGCAGATGTTCGATCCAGAGTCTCGACAGCCGCTGTTTGATTTCAAACTGATGGGAACAACTGGCGGAAAGAGCTACGACATCAATGCAATCATTAGCCGGTACGTGAATGAGATCCTACAGGCTCTGTTTGCAGATGTGCTTAAACTAGGCCAATCATCCGTTGGTAGTTACTCTCTAGCAGACAGCAAGACCTCGATCCTAGCCATGGCTATGGAAGCAAGACTGCGTGAAATACAAGATGTTCTGAACAATGATCTTATTGTGCAAACATACAGAGTCAATGGCTGGGACACAGCAGAAGAACTTCCATACTTCCAGTATGGTGATCTTGACGAAGTTGATACTGAAGCCTTCTCGAAAGCTATTCAGCGTTGTGCAGCTACAGCAACAATTACACGCACACCGAAGAACATCAACCGTATTCATGAAGTGCTTGGATTGCCAGATAGAGTTCCAGAGGATATGTCGCAAGACAAGCTCAATGAACTCCTTGGGCACGAGACTAGTCGCTCGGGAGACGGGATGGTCAAGGGGGCAGGTAACGGCACGTCAGATCAAGTCTCACAGGATGACAACAGTGTTGCTAATACAGAAAACAGTTAAGGAGGGACGATGGGCAAACTTCTAAGATTGACCCAAAAGATTTATAACACACCTCATCTAATGTCACATACATCATTCACAGACGTTCTTGATTATCTACGACTTAGGAATGAGGGTGGTATTGAAGTTGAGATGGCTGTTGCAGGTGGGCGCCATCGTCGTATGGAAGAACTCTGCTACAACCCAGATACACGCACAGGTGTTCTGACAATTGATGGTCCACTGACCTACCTTGAATACACACCGATGTGTGCAGCAGAGCCAACATCCTACCAGCGCCTTGAGACAGAGGCACGCACCATGCTACAGGCCGGAGCAAAGATTTTGGTCATGGATGTGGATTCTGGTGGGGGTGAAGCTTACGCAATGATGGAGACAGCCCAGACAATCCGTTCTCTTGCAGATCAATATGAAGCCAAGATTTACGCATACGTCGATGGGATCTCAGCCTCTGCTGCATATGGCCTCTCTGTTATTGCCGATGAAGTCATTGCTAATCCTATGGCTGAAGTAGGCTCTGTTGGTGTCGTTGTCAGTCTTGCGAACTACTCAGAAGCAGAGAAGAAGTTTGGTATTGAGCGTACCTTCATTTACGCAGGTGAGTCCAAAGTTCCATACGATGCAGAAGGGAAGTTCACGGAAGACTTCAGGGCAGACATTCAGGAGAAGGTGGACACTCTCTACGAGTCATTCACAAAGCATGTTGCTGATATGCGTGGAATGACACAAGAGGCGGTCAAGGCAACACAAGCAAAAGTATTCAGTGCAGATAAAGCACTAGAGCTTGGAATGATTGACAAGATCATGACTCGCCTAGAGTTCCACGACTACATTGGACAACTAACCACACAAGACATGGGACGTAATATGCCTATTGGAAGCATGTTTAAAAAGTCAACAAATACACAGGAGGCTGATGCCGAGATGAACAAGATTGAAGAACTTGAAGCACAACTGGCTGCTTCCGAAGAAGCCCATAAGGCTCAACTGGCTGAACTGACCACTGCACTCACTGCTGCAACATCTGCACTTGCTGTTGCTAATGCAGCTCTTGATGCTGTTGCTGAGAAAGAGGCACAGGCTCTGGCTGCTGCAAAAGAAGCAGAAGCAACTGTGCGTAAAGAGCGTCTAGTTGCAGCCCTTGGTGCCGAGAAGGCCGCTACAGTGTTTGCTGCAATCGGTGAACTGCCAGAAGCAGCCTTTGAGGCTGTTGTTAGTGGATACGAAGCATCCGCTTTGAAAGAAGAAGAAAGTCCTCTGTTCCGTGAAGTCGGAGTTGATGGCGAAGGTGAGATGGCAACAGACGCTGGTATCTCGCTTGTTACTCAGATGATCGCTGCCCGTGCAGCAAAGCAACGTAAATAATTGGAGATACAGATGTCTAAAATCCTTTCTAGCAAGCCACGCCTGGGCGCTGTCCTGCAATTCGAAACCCGTCCTGAATATGGCTACAGCCGCTCAACCGTCACTGTAAACGAAGCTGCCCCGCTTGATTACGTAGTTGGTACTGTCCTTGGGAAAGTAACCGCTACAGGCAAATACAAGCGCCTTGAAGCCACTGCCGCAGATGGCAGCCAGAACTTCGCTGGTATCTATATTGGAAGCCCAGCAGGCGAAGACTACCAAACCGTAGCTGCAACCACTGACACTCCTGTTGTCATCATCTTCCGTGATGCAGGCGTTGGTAAGGCCACTCTGGTATTTGGCGCTAGCGTCGATACGCAAGGCGAGAAAGACGCAGTATACGCTCAGATGGTTGCTGCCGGCATTCAACTCTTTGACCAAGTTTAAGGCTTGGTCTACTAACTAACAACATAAGGATTATATAGAATGGCTATTACTCGCTCCCTTTCTGATGGTCGTCGTCTGGTAGACTGGACCGATGAGATCATCAACGTTGGGCACCTGTACGGGATGTTCAACGGCATGGGTCTGTTCCGTGCTCAAGGTGTTTCGCAAACTGCTATTGTCTTTGACAAGAGCTACCACGACACAACCCTTCTGCCTCAAGTTAATCGTCGGGCTCAGGACTCAACCAAGGGTGTTGATCGTTCGTTCGATACCTTCAGTCTGCCGCTGGCCTACTTCAAGCACAGTGACTACATCACTGCTGAAGATGTTCAAGCATGGCGTCAGGTTGGTTCCCCAGAGGCTGCACATAACCTCGCTCAAGTTCGTGCTCAGAAGCTTGAGGACATGCGTAATCAAGTGGATCAAACCTTTGAGTACATGAAGCTGCAAGCTGTCAAAGGTGTCTGCAAGTCTCCTGATGGTAAGATCGTTGCTGATATGTTCTCTGAGTTCAGCATCGTTCGCCCTGAAGTTGACTTCGTTCTGGGAACCTCTACCACCAACGTTGACCAGAAGATTGCTGAGGTTAAGCGTGGTGTGTCAACTGCACTGAAAACTGGCGGTGTGATCTCTGGTATCGACTTCATTGTTGACCAAGATTTCTTCGACAAACTCATCAACCACCCACAGATTCGTGAGTCGTACCTGCACTACCAGAACAACGGTAGCCAGCGCCTACGTGACGACTACAGCACCTATATGTCGTGGGGTGTGATGGATATGTTTGAGCACCGTGGTGTTCGCTTCCTGACCTACGATGCAACCTTCAAGCTGCCTAACGGCACCACAGAAGATGCCATCACTGACGGCGAGGGTTTCATCATCGTTCACGGTCCTCGTGATCTGTATCGTGGTTACTACGGCCCGAGCAACAAGCTGTCTGGTGCAAACGCAGTTGGACGTGAGATGTTCGCTTACGAGTACACAGATCCGAAAGATGAGTTCCATGAGATGCAGGTTGAAACTGCTCCTCTGTTCTTCATGACTCAGCCGCAGGTTGCTTACAAAATCTTCACTTCTAACTAAGAAGTGCTTGAATGAGGGAGGGCAGCAATGCCCTCCTTTCTCATAGGAGATGTTATGACACCAATTCAAGAAGTTAGATTGAATGTTGGAGACAGCTCCATCGACTATCAAGTATTACCAGATGACACGTATCAGTTTCTTCTGGATAAGTATAGTGGCAATGTGAATAGAGCATCTTTGGATGCTGCACGTTATATTCTGTTCGATCTGACTAAAGCCCCTACACGCGAGAGAGCAGGCCAGATTGAAGTGTGGAATGAATGGGTTAATGCTTATCGCAAAGCTCTTGAGATGTTTCTCAAAGACCCCAATCTTTCCCTTAGCGCCTTCCAGCCATATGCCGGCGGTATCAGTAAAACAGACATGCAGTCTAATGATTCGGACACAGATAACGTTCGTCCAGCCTTCTACAGAGGCTACGCACGCGGTCAGCATGTGTACGATCCTTGTATAGAGGATTTAGACTTGTATGGCATCAATTAAGAAAGACTTTCGTGAGCTACGTAAACTAATCACGCACTGCAAACGAAACAAGAACACAATGATCGATGTTGGCATATTTGATGATGCTAACTACGGTCCCGCTGCTGACAATCTTCCTGTTGCTCAAGTAGCAGAGTGGTTGGAACTTGGCGTACAGGACGGTCAACCTCGCCCGTTCTTTACGGATACGGTTGAACAATACGCAGGTAGATCGGCAAGATCAACACACTCTTGGGAACAGATTGCACAAGCCTTTTTAGGTGTCGGTGCTCTCAACTCCACAACCTTCAAGCACGTCATGCTACAAGAAGCTGAATACTTGCAGGCAAGGGTTATGCACAAGATTGAGAACAACTCATACCCGCAGAACAGGGATCAGTGGCGTTCCTACAAGGCTATGGTTGGTGCCCCAACAGATCCTCTGATGTTTACAACACAGATGCTTGCATCTATCTCGGTTAAATGGAGGACGTGATGCTTCGTACAAAACCACTCTTCCTGTTCACCGGGAAGGTAGCACTAACAATTACACGCACAGGTAAGGCATCCCTTGTAGCTGGCCGATGGGTTGATCCAGCACCAACAGAAGTTCAAATCACAGGGAATGTTCAACCTCTACAGCGAGGCACAGACACTCTCTTGCTTCCTGAAGCAGATAGATCCCGTGCTAAATACATGCTGCTAACGACAGATTACGTTCGTGCAATGTTGGAAGGTGATAACGGCTGGCAAGCCGATACGCTTGTGTATGAAGGCGAGAAGCTGGAAGTGTTGAAAGTGCTTACGTACAGGATGGGTACTCTTGACCATCACGAAGCCATCTTGGCTAGGGTGGAACAGACATGACAATCTATACGAGCTTGGAGGATGCACTCTATAACAGTGTAGCCACAATGTTCCCAACTGCACGAATTATCTTCGCTCTCCAGAATCACCCTGAACCAAAGACACCATACATCCTCATCAACGTACTACGTATGAATCCAGTAGGGAGAGAGGAGACAAGCGGATACGGTCCATTACAGAGTTACGCACAGGTGTACGAAGCACAGGTTGTGTTCGAGGTGATTGGAGAATACGAGAGCACAATGGAGGTGTCTGATCTTGCAGCTTCTTTTGAGTTTCTTCTGGCCTCTCCTTTGATGCTGGAAGCATACGCTGTAAACAACCTCTCACTAATGCGTAGGCGCTCTATGGAGCGTTTCGCACGCACAAGAGAAACCAAGACGTATATGTGCTACCAACAAACCGCCTTCTATGCCTACGCAGTTATGACGACACAAGATGTCGGTCAGATCGACTCTGTTGTAGTTGGTGGGAATATTGGTACAGAAGAGTTGCCTACTCTTGCGCCTAGCATTTACAGAGATGCTGGACAACCAGGGCATATAATCGAATCAACCCTCTATATTGGAGAATAACAGATGGCATCTCTAAATGAGATTATCAACATTCAAATCTCGCGGGAAACTTCCGCAGTAGCGCAAACAGACTTCAACGTACCGTTGTTCATCTCTGCACATACAGCTTTCTCTGAACGTGTCCGTACTTACACTGATATCACAGGTGTTGGTGAAGACTTCGATGTTGCAGATAACGCATACAAAGCAGCAGCACTTATGTTCGGCCAAGCACTTCGTCCAACTTCTATTCGGATTGGTCGTCGTCAAGTTCCTAGTGTTATCGCTAGTATCACTGGTGTTGCAACAGGGATTGTCTACACACTGACAATCAATGGTACAAACTACACGACCACTGCGGATGGTGTAGATACTGCAATCACCGTTGCTGCTGATCTCAAGACTGCGTATGACGCTGCTGCAATCACAGGTATCACAGTCACTGACAACCTTGACGGTACACTCACAGTTGCATCCACCATTGCGTGGAGCTTTGCAGCTACCGCTAACATTGAAGTTAGTAAGAACCCGTCTACAGAGGCATGGGGTGACACAATCGACGCAGTGGTTGAAGAGGATGACTCTTGGTATGCGCTAACAACTGAAGCCCGCACTAAGACCGACATTCTGGCTATTGCAGCAAACATCGAAGCTCGTAAGAAAGTGTACTTTGTTTCTACGGCTGATGCAGATGTCAAGACAACTGTAACTACCGACGTTCTGTCCGAGCTGAAGGCCCTAGGGTATCAGCAAACCGCATACCTGTTCTCGGAAGATGCCGCAACCACATTCCCTGAGTGTGCTTGGGTTGGATACCAACTACAAGAGCAGCCGGGCAGCAACACATGGACATACAAGCAACTTGCTGGTGTGACTGTGAGTAACCTGAGTGCTACAGCAGGCACCAACATTCGCAACAAGAACGGTACAACGTATGAAGTGATTGGCGGTGTGAGCCGTACATACGGTGGAGCAATGGTTGGTGGTGAGTGGATTGACACCATGATTTTTATCCATTGGCTAGAAGCTCGTATGAAAGAACGCCTGTGGTTCCGTATGGCTAACAGCAAGAAGATCCCTTACACACGTCAGGGGGTGACAGTGCTTGAAGCTGAGGTGAGGGCACAACTTCGTGAGGGCGTTCGTGTCGGTGGACTGGCAGATGATCCGTCTCCGATTGTAATCGTGCAAGACGTTCTAACTGTTGCACCTAACATCCGTGCTCAACGTCGGTATGAAGGTATTCGGTTTGAAGCTCGTCTGGCAGGGGCTATCCACTTCACCACTATCAACGGCACAGTGACCGTGTAGTAACAATCACTCTAATCTAGGAGACATAAATGTCATTCAATAGACTGGCTACGTTTGCCCCTAATGACGTAACAATCGTCATTACACAAGAATCCACAGGACAGGCGTTTATTGTCAGTGGATTCTCTGAAGATCAGATTGTATCTATTGATCGTAACGCCGAAACATACACTATGTACACTGGAGCTGATGATACGAACACACGTATCTACAATGCAAACACTTCTGCAACAATCACAATTCCATTGCAGCAGACAGCACCGGCCAATGACTTCTTCAGTCAACTGTACAAGAACGATAAGGCTTCTCGTGATAGCTCTGGACTGTTCAGTATCTGCATCAAGGATAACTCTGGACGTTCTGAGTATTTTGCCGAAGAGGCATACATTGCCGTGGTTCCTAACTCGGCCTTTGCCAACTCGATGCAAACTCGTGATTGGGGCATTCATGCTGTACGTCTCGATACTCACATTGGCGGTAACTCCGTCCTATCTGCTGAGGATCAAGCGACGCTGGAAGGACTTGGTTACACAGTGGCAGATCGTTGGTCTTCACAATAATGTATCTAGGGAGGTTTGGGATAATCCATCCCTCCCTTTTTATTTTCTACGGAGAAGGCTATGACTTTGCTTACATATTCTCCCACTGATGTTGAGGTGAGCATCGCTGGCATTCATACAGTCACCGGATTTTCATCTGATCGTTTTGTTGAGATTATAAAGGAGCTACGACCATTCCATGTTCAGCGGTCCATGGATGGAGAGAAAGCACGACTCTATCGTGAAGATGAAGGATATAAACTGATACTCACTCTTGCACAGAGTAGCCCAAGCAATAATGTGCTGTCGGCAATCCACAACATTGACGTTGCAACGCGGCTGGGTAAGTTCCCT